CCGATAGGGTTTGCTATCATCACTGCGTTAACAATCGCCATGACGACGGCCAAAGTTTTAAAAGTTATCACCAGTACCAGTATCCATTTAACGAATTTTTCTACCTGTTCAGCGTGTGAGAACAGCCAGCCCACGGCATTAGCCAAGGAAAGTACCACGTCTATCAGCGCGGAAAAATCCGACTCAACTTTATTAATATTGCTGAAATAATCAATCAATTTCCCTACCAAAATACGTGCTTTATCGACGTACTGCAGGAACTTGGAACGTATCAATTCTTTATTCTCGTTAACCCACGCGCGTAGCTTCTGCGCCATGTCGGTGGCGCCGCTTATAAGCTCTTTAACGGTAGGTGCGAGCACTTCGCCCAGGCTTGCAGCGGTAAGGGAAATGTTATCCTGGAGTGTAGACCATAGACCGCTAGTCGTTTTACTGGCGATTTCCATACCCTCAAAGAACATACCACCCTTAGAGGTCATTTTAGTAAATGCTGCAGTCAGTTGAGCCGTGGTTACTTTGCCCGCAGACACCATTTTAAACATTTGTTTAGGCGTTTTCCCAAGCGATTTAGCCAACTGGTCGAAGATAGGCACCCCCGCTTCCGCAATCATATTGAGCGATTCAAGGTCTACCTTGCCTTTAAGCATGGATTTTGTGAAGCCACGGGTTATCGAGCTTAACTTTTCAGCGTTTCCGCCTGCGGTATCACCCAACATCTTGATGGTGGAAATAGTTTTTTCAATATCGCCATTCATAACAGGCAATAGCTGCTTTGCAGTGTCGGCCAAAGTGGTGAATTGAAAAGGAGTATCCGCCGCGGCTTGGTTTAGGGCTTCTACGAGTTTGGCCGCTTTCTCAGCGCCCCCCATCATAGGGGTAAATGCCGCCGTAGCGTCCTCTATCTTACTGAATTGCTCGATTAGACCCACCGCAGCGGCAGTTATAATGCCGATACCGACAGCGCCAGTGACTGCAGCCGTTTTACCAAACGACCACAAACTACTAGCGGCTTTATCGATGTATCTATTTGCGTGTTTAAAGGACGAATTTAGTGAACGGGTGAGTTTTCCGACACGGTTCTGCATTGCCGTAATAGGGGCAGTAAATTTATCGATAGCTTTAAATACTGCCTCTACACTGAAACGCGTTGCCATGTTCACCCCGTACTATTTAGGTTGCGTAGCTTTCTTAAGTTCTGCGCGTAAGTGATCATACCAGAATCTAATTTGAGACGCTGTAGAAGTTAACGGGTCCACCCCTGGGTAGTCCCGCGCAACCTGTATGAGCATTTCAAGATGAACGACTAAAAAAGTATGATTAGCGCGTGGGGTGTGTGTAAAGTCTCCGCCGCGCCTTACAAGCTTTACGCGCGTTACGCCAAAAAAAGATTAGCGAGACTCATACAGATTTTAAGATCAACGGCGTGCATCAAAGCAAACGTTTTAGGGTCCACTTGACACATATCACCCATAGCTGCAAACAACTTGGCGACATCTTGCCCTTTGCTTTTGCGGTCCATAGCCATCATAGACGCACCGGTAGGCTCGTAAAAAGTGATAGTAACGGGGGTTTTTGTCTTGAAAGTACTATACGAAGGTATGCCGTCAGCGTCGATAGTTAAACGACCGGCAACCATTTGCGCCAAAATCTTACGTTTCATGGCGTAAAATTCTTTTAACTCTTCTTTATCCATGGTTTTTTCGTCGCAATCGAATTCATTAAGCGATACGAAACGGTCCCATTCAGCTTCAACGACTTCCGCCGCCACAACTTTATTGTCTAACATAGTTTTGCCCTACTAAATTTGGGAGCCACGCTCGCCATTTAAGGCAGGAAGGTAGGGCAACCCCCGCGCAGCACTTATTAAACCCTACGATTGAAGCGTTAAGGTACCTGGACCCATTAAAGATACCGCAGCGGTAGCGTTTTGGCTGCTAACCTCTAAAGCGTCAGTAATAGCGGCGCGACCTTGATAGGTTTTGCCGGATGCGAACGTAATTCCCAACGGGAAAAAGTCCACACCGTTTGCAAGTTCCTGTAAAAACTCGTTATCACCGCGTGAGTCATCAATTTCAAGCGTTAGCCCTGTGATGCTTAACGGTACACGGGTTTTAATGATGCGAGCAGTAAACCCGTCACCGTTGGCCTGTACTTCGTTTTCCCAGCCGCCTAACTTGCGTTGGGCTTCTGCGTCAGCCGCAACCGCGAAGGTACGGCCCGACAAGTTTACTTCCTGAATTGATCCGCCTACTGCCGCCATACTAGCCCCCGATTAAGCTACGATTGCTGATGTACCAAAGAAAAACCCAAAGTCTAAATCTATCGACTTCACGTTACTGTTGCCTGAAAGCGCTACCGTGGTGGAAGCATTCAAGCGTTTAGGGTTGTTACTGTCAATCTCAGCTACTGTACTAGCCTTGGCAGATTTTGGGTCACTTATCAAAGCCTCAAGTGCCAAATTATCTATCATGGCGCAGATAGCTGCTACTGCCGCTTTAGGCTTTTTGGCTGAACGGTTAGTAGTTGCTTGTTCATCCGGGATTAACGGTGCGCCGTTCCATTCAGCGGCGGCAAAAATTAAATCCAGGTTAAAAATAATGTTCTGAACTTTGACGATATCCACTACAAAGCGGTACGCCGGGTCTGTATCGCCGGTAGGATGGTAGAAAGTCACCATATCTGACAAGTAGATAACACCGTCATTAACTTCAGTGGTAGACATACCATTAGTAACTGCTAAGTTACGGGTAATGTAGTCCCATTGAACAGAATCTAGGCCCGGTTCTATGCCTGTTAAGCGTTGCGCACCGTAGTCGTGAGCTGGGTTGTTATTAGCAAGTACTGCCGCACGTGCAACTGCTCTAGCAGCCACAACAAAAGGCAAAGTGCGAGTACCTGGGGCCGGAACGACGCAGTTAGTGCGCTGATCAGGTCTAGAGTTTGGCAACACTATCGCCGTAGTTGCATCTGACTCTTTACTGCCGCTGACAACGACCAAAGGTTTACGTGTTAACGCACCCCAGCGGCCTTCCCCAAAGGTACTATATGCGTCTAAAGCTGTTGTATTGCTGATAGGTAGACAGTTCACTACCATCGTTTCCCACACATTGCCCATAAGCGCCAAAGGTGCGTCTATGGTGGGGTCGACAAGACCGCCGCTTGGCTGTACGAAAGTAAAGGTAAGACCCGCAGTCGTAGAGCCGTCGATGCTCAATACAAGGTCATTCCCTGAAGTGCCCGCCCATTTAGCAGTGATTACTACCGCAGTGGCAGGTACTGTAATGGTGAATTGATCGTTTACCGCAAAGTCTGTACTGCCGTCGGTAACTGTGAAGGTAATACCGGCTTTAGTAACTACTGTAGTCCCGCCTGCGCCTGGCGTAAGCGTTACATTTGGAGTAAGTACGGTGCCGTCTGGGTCTGTTAACGAGAACACACCGCCGTCAGCCACTGCAGTTACGCATTTGAAAATATAAGCGCCTGGAACCGGTGCGCCACTCGCGGACAACGCCGTAACAGTACCGTTACCGGTATTCGTGCCTGCCAAACTGGTTACCGTTCCATACGTAAAGGTAGGGATTACGGGAGCGTTAAGCGTAGCTAAAATAGCAGTGACAATTGAGCGACACGCGCGCGTAACGGACGCACCCGCAAGTATCGCGAATTCTTGGGTTTTAATACCGTTAATGTCGATACGGTAGCTTGCTGAGCTAACCTGTGTGCCTGAAGGCGTGATGCTTCCGGCTGCAGGTGTAGTACCATCGTCCAATGGGTACACGGTAACCGGGATAGTGCCTACACCGTCGCCATTAGCCGGTAAAAGCTGTAAAGCGGCTAAGTGAATGGGCGAGCCAAAACCGTAAACCTGTCCAGCTTCTAACGCCGAAGTGATTTGGCGTTTCGCATCGCTAAATACTGACAGGGTGTTACCTTGTCCGAAAATTGCAACACGTTGCGGCAGAATGGCAACACCATTTCTACGTAAATTTTTGTAGGCTGTTTTAATACCGACTACACGCGCGACCGCCGAAGCGTCTACTG